CACCGAACTCTATACCAAATATGAAAGAGATGGTAAGGCTATCAAAACGATCAAAGCTCGAGAACTTTGGGAGAAGATTTTGGATTCACAAATTGAAACAGGCACTCCGTATATGTTATACAAAGACGCTGTAAACTACAAATCCAATCAAAAAAATCTAGGAACTATAAAGAGCGGAAATTTATGCTGCGAAATAGTACAATTTACCAGTAAAGATGAGATTGCGGTTTGTAATTTAGCATCTGTAGCACTACCAAAATTTATTGACATTCCTTCAGGGAAAGTTCGAGAAAAAAATAAAAAACTTAGAACTTACAATTTTAAAAAATTGTACGAGGTTGTATATCAAATGACAAATAATTTGAACAAAGTTATTGATATTAATTATTATCCAACACCTGAAACTAAAAATTCAAATTTGAGACACCGTCCGATTGGTCTTGGGGTTCAAGGTTTAGCAGATACTTTTGCTATGTTATCTATACCATTTGAAAGTCCAGAAGCACAAAAATTGAATAAAGAGATTTTTGAGACAATTTACTTTGCAGCTCTTACAGCATCCAATGATCTAGCAAAAAGAGATAGTACCTACGCTTCTTATCATGGTTCACCAGCGTCACAGGGTAAATTACAGTTTGAATTTTGGGGTGTGGATGTTGATCAACTATCAGGTCTATGGGATTGGTATGGACTTAAAGAGTCAATCAAAGACTACGGATTACGTAACTCTTTGTTAGTAGCTCCAATGCCTACCGCAAGTACCGCACAAATTCTAGGGAACAATGAATGTTTTGAACCGTTCACAACAAATCTTTATAAAAGAAATGTATTAAGTGGTGAGTTTGTAATTATCAACAAACATTTAGTTGATGATTTAGTTAACCTTGGAATGTGGAACGACAGAATTAGATTAAAGTTATTTGATGGAAATGGCTCAGTCCAAAAGATTGAAGAAATACCTGCAGACATCAGAGAAGTTTACAAAACCGTTTGGGAAATGAAAGGTAAAACAATTTTGGATATGGCACGTGATCGAGCTGTTTTTATTGATCAGTCACAATCCCTCAACTTGTTTATGCAAGATGTTACACCATCAAAACTATCTTCAGCACATATGTATGGTTGGAAATTAGGTCTCAAAACAGGTATGTATTACTTGAGAACCAAAGCTAAAGCCGCAGCAATTAAAGGTTTAGGTGTTGATATGTCTCAATTAAATTCATTGGAAACGGAACAGACAACCACACCAAAAATTAAAATTGAAAACAATAACCTAAATATTTCAGAAGAAATGTTGAATAAAGTTTGTTCGTTAGATGATCCAGATTGTTTGACCTGTAGTGCATAAAAATATATCACAAAATTCAAGGTGATATATTTATTTACATGGCTCAAGGAAAGACATATGGAATAAGTTTTCCATTCGTGGATAGTATTGAAGGTAAGTATTTGGAGTTAACCGAATACGTAACCGAAGAAATTCGAACAAATCTTATTCATCTTCTTTTGACAAGAAAAGGTAGTCGTTATTTTCTTCCAAATTTTGGGACAAGATTATACGAATACATTTTCCAACCTATGGATGGACCAACATTTGCCGAGATTGAATCTGAAATTCGTGACTCAGTCCAACAATTTCTACCTAATTTACAGATTACAAATATAATTATACGAGCAGCTTCTGATGAGGCTGCTGGTATGACTGTAACCACCGCTGGTAATGTTGTAAATCCAGAACTCACAATTCCTAATCAAAATGTGTCCGAATATACAGCAAAAGTTAGAATTGATTATGCTATTTCTAATGATGTATTTAATTCTAAGGACTTTGTAATTATTAATATCTAATATGGCTGAAAGAAAAATATCATACACGGCAAGGGATTTTGTGACAATTCGACAAGAACTCATCGATTACACTAGGACATACTATCCTGAGTTAATTGATAATTTTAATGACGCTGCAATATTTTCAGTGTTTTTGGATTTAAATGCCGCGGTTGCGGACAATCTTCATTATAATATTGATAGGAGTATTCAAGAGACCGTACTTCAATTTGCACAACAAAGATCTTCTATCTACAATATTGCAAGGACTTATGGACTTAAAATACCGGGACAAAGACCTTCAGTGGCTTTGGTTGACTTTTCAATAACAGTACCAGTATTCGGAGATAAAGAAGATGAGAGATATTTGGGATCACTTAGGAGAGGAAGTCAAGTAATAGGTGCGGGACAAATATTCGAAACTGTTTATGATGTAAACTTTGCATCACCATTCAATGTTGATGGTGTTCCTAATAGATTAAAAATTCCAAATTTTGATGTTAACAATAACCTAATCAATTATACAATAACCAAAAGAGAAACGGTCGTCAATGGAATTACCAAAGTTTTCAAAAGAACCATATTACCAAATGATGTAACGCCATTTTTCAGTTTCTTTTTACCTGAAAAGAATGTATTAGGTATAACGTCTATGATACAAAAACCTGGTACCGCATATTCAAATGTACCATCAGATCAAGAGTTTTTGGGATTACAAGGTAGATGGTATGAAGTTCCAGCACTTGCTGAAAGTAGAATTTTTGTAGAAGACCCATCTAAACCATCAGATGATCCTGCGATTAAAGTTGGCGTTTACATAGAAACACAACAAAGGTTTATTACTGAGTACACACCAGAGGGTTTCTATAAAATAACATTTGGTGGTGGTACTAATACTGCTGACGATCAATTAAGAGAATTTACAGCTCTTGATGTCCCACTTAAAATTCAAAGGTATCAAAACAATTCATTAGCTCTAGGCTCTATCCCTCAAGCTAACACAACATTATTTATTCAATATAGAATTGGTGGTGGTCTTGGAACAAATTTGGGCGTTAATGTAATTAATCAGATTGGTTCTGTAAATTTCTTTGTCAATGGGCCGTCTGAAATTATCAATACTCAAGTTGTAAATTCCTTGGTTTGTAATAACCCTGTAGCTGCAATTGGTGGTGCTGGGTATCCTTCAACAGAGGAAGTTCGTAATTATGTTACCTATAATTTTAGCGCTCAAAACAGAGCGGTAACTATTCAGGACTATGTGGCTGTCTTGAGAAATATGCCACCACAATTTGGCGCTCCAGCAAAAGTTTCGGTCACAGAAAACAATAACAAGATCAACGTTAATATATTATCATACAATCAGGACGGGCAATTAGTTCCTGAAGTTTCCCAAACCTTAAAAAATAATATTGCGGAATATCTTTCAAATTACAGAATGATCAATGATTATGTAACGGTTGGTAGTGCTCAAGTCATTGATATTGCAATAGATGTCTCGGTTGTTTTGGATGCGTCACAGAACCAAGGAGTTGTGATAACGAATATTATCGATAAAATTACAACATTCTTTAGTCCTGCGGTCAGAAACATGGGACAGAATGTTGTTTTATCTGAACTTTACAGAATTATACAAAATGAAAACGGTGTATTGAGTGTTAATGATATTTCTGTTATTGGTAAAGTTGGTGGACAATATTCATCCGCACAAACATCCATGCCGTACTCCAATTTGGAAACGAAAAAAATATCACTAGTTGATAACACAATATTTGCGGAACCAAGTCAAATATATCAAGTAAGATATCCAAACAGGGATATTACTGTCAGAACCAAAAACTATCAATCAATTATTTTGACCTAACAATTTAGTTTCTGTTTGGGTAAACTACATTTTGAAAAATAGTACTATTACTATTTATTCAAAAAAGGATTTCTATGTCCAATAGTTACAGAATCAGAACTCAAGTAGGGGTAGATCAACAGGTCAATGTTCAATTAGATCAAGATTTTGATCAATTAGAAATTTTATCATTAAAAATTAGACAAGAAGATGTTTATCCACGTTTTTGTGCTGATTATGGGGTTGTTGCTGGTAGGGTAATTGTAAATGACGGGTTTGGTGTTCCGAATGTTAAAGTCAGTGTTTTTGTACCATTAGATCAAGTCGATGTACAAAATGAAATAATATCGAATTTATATCCATATCGTACGGTAACTGATACTAACGAGGATGGTTACAGATATAATTTGTTACCTTATGATAAACAACATGGGGGTCATACACCAACTGGAACATTTCCATCCAAACAAGATATTATTACAAATCCAGTATTGATTGAAATTTACGAAAAATACTATAAATTCACCGTAAAAACAAATTCGAGTGGTGATTTTATGATTATGGGAGTACCACTTGGTGAACACCAGTTAGTGATGGATTGTGATCTATCTGACATTGGTCCTTTTTCATTATCAACTCAGGATTTAGTTGATATAGGACTTGCATTACCTGAAGAAGTTGATGGTAACAAATTCCCAGCATCTAACAACTTAGCGTTTTTACCTCAAATAGTCAACCAAATTAAAACAATACAGGTACAACCATTTTGGGGGGATCCTGAGACTTGTCAAATAAGAATTACACGACAAGATTTCAATTTGGTCGATTCTGGTGTTAAGATCATTCCATCCGCTTTGTTTATGGGGTCTTTATTTACCAATGTTGATGAACAGAGTTTAAGTAAAAGATGTAGACCGAAAAATGGAATTGGTAAACTATGTAACTTAACAAGTGGACCAGGTGAAATAATCGCAGTTCGTCAAACAATTTTTAATGATAAAAATGGATATCCTATTTTAGAACAAGCAAATCTCCCATCAGGTGGAAAAGTTATAGATACTGATGGTGTATTTGTATTCAATGTTCCTATGAATATGGATTATGTTACGACTAACGAATTTGGTGAACAAATTATTAGTTTAGACCCTAATGTAGGTATCCCAACATCTGGAAAGTACCGTTTCAAGATTAAGTATGATCAACCACCAACTTTTGAAAAACGAGAAATCAGAAGGGGATATTATTTGGTTCCAAACATTAAAGAATATGGTTGGAATCAATCTCAAACGGATCCTGCGTATAATATTAACACTAACTCGACAGAATATAAAAAATTTCAAAGTTCATATTATTTCGGTTTAGATTGGAGCGGTTACACTAACGGTTTTCCACCCACAAATAACGAATTTATCAATCGTATGAGTGAGATGATAAATTGTGAAGACACTTTTTATCAATTGAAATACAAAAAAGTTTACACAACCGCCGCTTTGATTGACAATTTTAAAAGTGGAATTTTTGTTAATAGGTTTGTGGCAATCAAGGATATTACTGATGAAACTTGTGAAGGAACTATCAACAAGTTTCCAGCTACTGATGCGAATTATAAATTTGATTTCATTTATTTTGTTGTAAACATACTTCTGACTATTTTAACACCCATACTATTTGTTTTAATTATTATTTTACATGTACTATCCTTGTTACTCACCTTTTTAAGAGAATTTTTTATACTTGTTATTTTACCAGTACTCAAGTTAGTTTATAGACTTTGTAATTGGGCAAGAAAAATTGGATTCAGGGTAAAATGTAAAAAACCACCAACACCATCAGAAATAAGGAAAAGATTTCCTGATTTGAAAAAACTTAAAATTCCTATGTTAACTTATCCTGATTGTCAAGCTTGTGATTGTTCAGGGGAAGATATCTCTGGAGGTGGTGGGTTTGAAGATATTAGTTGTAACGCAGATTTAAATATACCAGAAAATTGGACACAACCTTATAATGTCAATAATTGGGACCTCATAGAGTTTGAAAAAATTCAATATATGTGGGCTGGTTGGGGTTGGGATGAAGTTGAACCTAGAGGTTGGCCTTATGAACAAAGGATACCAAAAGCCGAAAATGGTAATAATACAATCCGAAATTGGTACTATTACGTTAATTGTCTCCCAACTTGGGAAACTATTAATATGTTTTCACTTAAAGGAAATTATTTTGATCATCCATCAGGTTGGTCAGGTAATGGCGGAATAAGTAGAATAGGTGTTTCGTTTAATCCTTATTTCAACCAAGGAATACAACATTATGATAACGTAATAGCTTTGTTGGTTGATGAACAATGTTTTACATCACTTTCGGGTCAAACCTTACTTACATTCCAAAATCCAAATTTATCAAAGGATTTGAATGCAGCTAATGTGATTTCGGGTCGTACATATACAAACACAGGTATAACAGTAAACTATGCTGATCCAATTAATACAGATCAACCAAATCTTTCTGTAACCTATCAAATAGGCGGTAATGCTCCACTACAGGGTAATGATTCTAAATATTTTTTTCCATCTGATTTAGAATATTTCCAAGTTATTACTGGAATGTCTTACAATCAGTTTGTTGATATGCAAGTTTCATATTTCACATCGGGTGGCATAAATTATTATTGTTCAAACGTGGTATTCAATGTAAATCGTGATCCTACTATGCCCATCCCACAACAAAACCTTGCAACTTATATTCAAAGAAATACCCAAATAATTGGGTATACCGATTGTTTTGGAAATCCAAGAAGTGAAAATTTAGGGCCAAATAATTTAGGGCCCAATAATACATTTCCACCATATGAAAGATGTATGAGAGTAGTAGCAGGTCAAACTCCTCAAATCACTAACTCGTGGCTTGATCCAACTCTACACACCACCCCGCTTGGCAGCGCTGCAACAATAAATATTGTAAGTTATAACACAAGTTGTAATGATAATTTGTATAAAAGATTAACTAAAAATTTTACATTATTTTTCGACCCACAAGGAATCCAACTTCAGGCACAATACAATATACATACTAGTAATTATTTGAGTTATTATAAAGGTGAACCATTATACATAGTTTTTATGGTCAGAGGGGTTGATCCTTACAGTGGTAAACATAAGGTATGGTATGACTTGTCTAGACTATTCGGATATGATCCTGTTTTCAATCCAAATACAATATCTGTTGTAGGTGATTACTACTTGAATATTCCAATTCAAGCTGGTGGTCGTTGTGTTAGACATGATCAACTAGTTAACAATACTAGTACACAACCTGACGGAAACAACCAAAATGCGACACTTAAACTGTATCATAATTCTTATTTATTTGAACCTGGAGTAAATTGGAATTCTTATGATTCAGATTTACACTTATATTATTCTTCACTAGATGGAACACAAATAGATAAGTTTCAACCACCCGGATTTTATAATGGTCAAATTAGTTTGGCTGGTTTTAATTTGACTGGAAGTGACGTGAAACAAACTACAACTTCATTAAAATTAGAAGTAAATGTACAAGGTACAAATGCATACGCTCAAGACGAATATATTGAAGGTGGATCATACATAAGATATAGTACTGGGTCTGGGTTTAATGGTAATATCAGACCATATGCTTATTTTGGCCCCTCATACATCAATGGGTCGTATTCCACACCAACACCACCATCATCAAGACCGATTCTTCAGATGACAGATAAATTTAAATTGGTAATGAGAACTGATAGATTACCAACTGGTACTGATCTAGATACGTTGGGAACCAACACATTCTCATTTCAGTGTAGCACAAGTTTGGGTTATTATTTTATTTCTGAGTCAGGAGTTACAAATACTATTTTGGGTGACTTAACACCAGATCCTGCATTGGATGATTTTAATGATGATATTGTTACTGGAACTACGACACAACAAATTTTGGAGTCACTGACTTGTCAAGGGTTAAGGGATTTAGGTTGTTATCAAGGTTATGGTACTAATTTAATCATTAAATCCCCTACAGATCCATGCAATACTAACACAAATAAAAACTTACCAGTTATAAAAGACGGATGTTATGTGCTTTTAAATGAACCATTTGGTAGTTTATTTGGACGTAACAATGACTTTACAATTTTGAACGAATGGAAATTAAGATTTCGTACAACGCTAGCTCTTTGTCGTGGAGTTGTTTCACAAAGTTTCAATAATTCTTGGGTTAATGGTGGATTGTTTGCTTTTCCATTTAGTAGTAATGTTTTCTTTGATTCTAATAATAAACCATATGTAAGAAGGGTTGGGCCAAATGTACAAGGACAATCAGTTGAGTATAGTTTTTGTGGACTACAACTAGCTTTCGAAGAACAATCAAATAATTTTTATTATAGGTCTAGCCCATATAATACAGCAAATGGTTTTATTGGTGCTTCATATAGTTCTGATTTTTATAGAAGACAGTCAAATACCAAGTACTTAAAGTATCCGACAACAATGGTTGATTTAGGCCCACAATATTTTTGGACAAAAGATGTCTACTATTCGGATGCGTACTACGGGTATATTATGGATAATCTTGATCCAACAACTTATGGCCCGACCGAAAATTTAACATCCATATTCGCACTATCACGTATTATAAATGCCAATGAGTTTTTTTCTGCTGGTGTAGTAAGAGGATTATTTTCTAGAACAAATTTAAGAGTAGATGGTGATTATGCACAAATGTTACAAATAAATTCACAGTATGGTATCAACCCATTTAATGTTGAAAATTATCCAGACACGGGTGTAAATGATTCACCAATATATTTCGGATTAGTTCCAACCACAATACAAAACATAACAAAACCTGTTTTTGGTATCTTTTATTCGGGGGAAACTACGGATAGAGATTTGATTTCGCCAAAACGAATTGATTATACATCAACTGGATCAATTGCCAATTTTGTTGCGGATAACTTACCTGTTATAAATCAAAAAGTTCCATTCTATCCTTGGAAAAATAATGGGTTTTCAAGTGTTGGGACAACAACTCCACCATCCATTTTTGGTAATGAATCGAATAGTTGGATTACGGATAAAAATTCTTTTTCAGCGTTTACATATCAAAGACTTGATAGATTTTACTTTCCATTTTTTGTTGGTGGTAACCAACAAGTTGAAAATTTATTGGGGTATATCTATCAAACAAATCCATCAGGCTTGAATTTACCAAATGTTGTTCCTGGTACAACAAACCTAGAAACACTTACGTCAGGGCCATTTTATTTTTATTTCGGAATAAAAAATGGCGCAACAGCGATAGATAAATTCAGAGAAAAATATATTCCGAATTAAAATTATGGATGTACAAAACTATCTTGTTGTAAAACCTGATTTATTGAATGCCGCGGCACCACAAACGGATATCAATATTAATACACAACTTAATGAAACTCAGTCACAACTTATCGAGTATGATCAAACATCTAATGTTAGTTTGATCACAATATTCGACAATGAAAGACAAGCTTCAAATACTTTCAGACCAACATTCAAGATTAATTACATTTATGAAAATAATATAGTTGGGTATTGTCCAAATCCCAGTTGGTCAAATTACTTGAATAATCTCTACTATACACAACCTTTGGGTTCTTTGGTGTCTCAACAATGGAGTGGACTTCCATCGTACCAAGAGTTTGAATTTATTCGTACAGATGTCACAAACAACCAACTAAACACTCAACCATTTAATGGTTTTATTATAAAAAGTTCTTCAACTTACAACTGGGCGGTTAGATTGTCATATCCATTTGAGAACCTCACAGGTGTCACAATGTCTTACGATTTTGCAAATGCTAATCAATTCACATGGAGTTCGAGTGATGGTATACCTTTTATTATCTCAACAGGCACTGATAATGGTTTGCAAATATTACAATTCAATTGTCCAGTAAAACACGGATTATCTATCGGAGAGTATGTTGAATTATCTAATGCATTTAACTATAATGGTGTTAATACCTATCAAGTTTATGCCCTAGGAAATAATACCTATGGATCCGATGAATACATTTTTAATCTATACAATGTCGGGTATACAGGTAATACTTTTTTTTCAGGTAAAATAGGAACGTTCAAAAGAATAGTTGACATCTACAACTCGGGGGAAACTAAATCTAGATATTATGTTAGAAATCACAAAATAATATCTAATACTGAAGATAGTATGATCACTAGAAGTGGTTTTGAAGAAAACGCGTATGCAAACAAATCATCTTACCAACTATCAGCTCTTACACCAAATAAAATAGCTAACATTTTTCAATACCAAAGTTCATATACGTACAATGTGACTTTTGAACGTGACTTGGATTTGACAAATTTATTGGATAATAATAAAAAACCTATTTCTGAAATTTTTGCAACATTTCAGTGGGTTGGTTATTTTGGACGGCACAATAGACTACAACGAGGATGGCAATTGAATTTGACTAGTGGATCCACAAACACATGGTTTAATTTAAATAACACCAATGCTATAGAAACAAATCGCAATTTAGTTTATACTAGGGTTGAAAGATCACTCAACACTACCACATTATACTACTTTAACTTTACGGTTAATTTACCGAAACAAAGTGGTGATACGGTTTATGGTGATTTTTGTGAATACAACGACTCGGAACAACTTGAAAGAGTTATTTCACCGTATATGAATAAATTT